GACCCATCGTTTAATGATAGCACACAAAACGGACATATCTAGCATTTTAGACATAGATTTGTGGCTTGCTTTGTGGCTTTAGCAATTGATGCACGACCATGGCTAATGAGATGGCAGCTGACACATCCCCAGCCGACTTACGGCGCACGATACGCCACCCGGCATCCGATTCTTTAGCCGCGCAGTTATTCATGCTATCAACTAGCGATTGTTGCCCAGCATGAACAATCCTAGTATTAACTATGCTGTCATATAGATCAGAGCAAGCCTGATAGAACACAGTTCCAGACATATCTTGAATCTTGTGGCCTGATTGGCTTAATCGCTCAGCAACGCTCATGGTGGCGTACTTATCAAAGCAAATCATCCTAGGTTTGTATTGCTTAGCCCATTCATTGACTTCAATAGCCATTTTAAGTTCATCTATGGCTACTTGGCTTTCAAATTGGGCTATAACGCCTACGCCAACTTTGCCATCATCCATAATCTGACCAGCAACTAGGCTTGCCATCTTTTTGTTAACGGATATGTCCATGCCAAATATAGTCAACCTGCCTGGCTCTAGTTTTAACTCAGCAAAACCTAAATCTTCAAATGCTTGATGTGGCCATGGAGATTTGAGCGCGCTAATCCACATGCAAAGTGTTTCGGTGCGTGTAGCTTCAACGCTAGATGTGGCTATTGCTTCTTCAATGGTTGATTCATCAATAAGGTAGCCCAATGCTGGATTAGCCTGATACCAGGCGCTCTTATCGGTTATTTTGGCAAAATCATCCGCGCTATATTCCCAATAGCCCATTGTAGGCGGTGGATATGACAATGCTTTAGATCGTAAGTCATTCAATACGCTTGAATAGGCATCCCCTGCGTTACTAGTCATAAATATCTGACTATTTGGCCTTGCTCTAGTAATAGGCTTAGCAGCTGTCCAAGAATCTTCATCAATCTCACGTAACTCATCAATGTATAGCAAATCCGCGGTCTTACCACGGCTACCATCTCTTGTTGCCGCGACTATCTCATATCTAGCCCCATTAAGAAGCTCTACTGATTCCTGACCATTAGCCACGCGGATTTGCTTTACCTGAGCCATCAACATTGGGTTATCCTCAATGACTTCAACTACCTTGCGAAAGGTATCTAAAGCCATACCCCTGTTAGATGACATAGCCACTATATTCTTTTCGCCAAAAACAAACAAACCGGCAAGGATGCGTATACGTGCTAGGTGTGTTTTACCATTTTGACGTGCTACTAGCAGCAAGCTTGTCTTTCTACGCCATTTACCAGCCTTATCTACTGCCAGCAAATCCTTAAGCACATATTCCTGCCAAGGCAGCAGCGTAAGGTTTAGATCATCAAGAAACTTCTTGACCTCAGGTAGCCTGGACTTTCCTTTTAGCGGCGCATTCTGCAAGCGCGGCTTGGTTGCCCCTTTAAGTGCCTTCTTCAATTAGCCCCCGGCTGACCTGGACTAATAAAAGGAGAATCTGCATCAATGTGGATTGATGTATGTCCGTTTTGAACTGATTTGGATTGATTTGCACCTTTTGGAGAGTTATTGAAGCGAAAGGCAGGGGGGGTAGAAGTTGAGCCTGAAAAAACGCTGTCCGTTTTATCCTTTTTAAGTATGTTACACCTACGACAGGCACATACAAGATTGTCTAACGTATCTTCACCACCACGAGATTTAGGCCAAACGTGGTCAACCTCATTAGCATCACTTACACCACAGTAGGTGCATGTCCAACCATCTCTGTTAAGTACTTGCAACCTTATCTTCTTCCAATGAGATGTAGCTCTATATGGCTTTAATGCCATCCTTTATCCTTCCAATGCTGGTATGCCTTGCAGGCACAGCCATCATACCTATGCTTAACATATTTTAAATGCACCTTTACTTGCTTATATGGATCTAGTGTGCCATACCACTTAGAGCGCATCTGTCCTAATCCGTAATGGCTACCATTTCTAGCTTTATAATTCCATCTACTCTCATGATGTATAAGCCAGTTATAGCATTCAAACTGCTTCCATTCCATTTGATTATACGCATACAATTTAACATTCATAATATGATAGCTGCGCTTATCAGCAGCGTTTGTTTGTATTGTTTGCAGCGGCAGAAGTGCAATTGCTAATCCAGCAATAAACACAGCTCTTGCGAATGCTTGCTTGCCGTGCAAGCTGCCTTTCAGGCTTGCTGGCATGCTAAGCATACTCATAGTGTCAAATCTATTTGTTAGTTGTGCGTAACCTTGGGCGTGTTGCATTCCTCGCAGTAATCTCTTTTTCCATATATCCATAGTCCACATCCTTTGCAACGATGTATTAGATTAGGTTCAGTAGCCACTTGCCTGCAATAAATATACTAAGTCAGCCAAGGTGAGAACAGCAACGTATTGCTCAACGGATTTCTCACCCTGACCATTTAGACGTAGAACACCCACGCCCATCCCTTTGTTTGCCTTGCGATCATGAAGTTGGCGCATAAGCCCAGACAAATCTAAGTTTGTTCTAGCCTTGATTTCAATGTCCAGGCCATCAATTCCGGTGATGTCTGAACCATCTCTACCAGCTCCAACAGGTAGTGCATGCTTCCAGCCTTGCGCTTGCAGATATTCTGCTATAATGCGCTGCGTTGCATAGCCTCTATGCTTGCGACTTTGATTACTCACTTAGTTTGTCCTCGCTTGACATGTGTGGCATTTGCAAGGTTTTGCAGACCCAGCCAGTATTGGCTCATTACAATTGTCGCACACGTCAAGTGTTTTATCTAGCACTAACATTCTCATCACCCCACTAACAATTCTTCGTCTTCAGGTCTAAATGACCATGTGCCATCCTTGCCAAGCATCATCCAGATTGCTTTGCATTGTTCGGCTTTTTGCCTCATAGGAAGTAAGCAACCCCAACCACGATAAGCACCATTTTTGCCAGTACCTTCGCGCAAGACCCTAGCGCCGTGCTTACACATTGGAACAGGGTGGGCAGATAGCTTCTCAATAACAAGATTAACTGCATTCTCAAATACGGGTTCAATGTCAGCTGGTGGCTCAATCGTTGTATCCCAGACAATTTCAGTTTCTTTGTTGTTAGCATCTAAGAACTCCTTATGTTCTTTTGTGCGTACACGTATCGGAGCGTTTGTCGCAGCTTCATTAACCTTAGCCATTTCAAGGCTGCTTGCTCGCTTTCCTTTAGCAGATAATCCGAGATTAGCCAGGCATCTTCCAATTGCGCTAGTTTCGCAATTCTCAAACCAAAAATCGCGATCAACACCCCTATCCTTGCGAGCGCCCCGCGCATAACCAATAGCGGAAGGAGCAGTATCAACGTGGGTACGATAAGCAACTGCCTTAAATATAACAATGCCTTTTTCTTCGTCATTGGTAATAAGTTCTGTGAGTATTGAGCCGTCTTCATAGGTTTCATAAAACTTGTGTATCCTCGTATCTACATCTTCATAGTTTGCTAAATTAAACATCTAGTGTTTCTCCTTTTGCATAGTCAATTTGTTCCTTCAAAGTCCAGGTGCTGCCATCTGGCCATTCTTGAACTTCATTGGCGCAAGATTGGCAGTAATGCCTGACAATCAACTTGCCATATCGCTTACTAGTGATTTGCCATACTGCTTGGGTTTGTCCACGTAAACTATTAGTGCCCCATCTGCCTTTGCAATAGTCACACCAAGTGCCTCTAGGTGACCTAGAAAGCATTAAAATCATTCCAATCCTTGACGGCAAGTTCTCCGGCAATGGCAAAATAGGCCACGGCATCCACCCAAGAATCGTGATTTGATTTAGTATCCATGATTCTTGCAAGTTTGACCAATGCCATACAGATTGCAATGTCCATCGGCTCAATTGGTCTTTCAAAGTAGGATTCCCAGAGCTTTGCCGTTCGTAACATAGTTTGGTCGTAATGACCATGCGTTGACCCTCTGTTAATAATCGTGTCGTTAGCATTAGTCAAAATGTCTTTCGCTCGCAACTGATTTCCCTCGCCTGTACCCATCTGCCCAGCCTTCCTTATATCCTTTTTCCTTAATGAATACACCGATTGTGTATGCACTTAACACAAATAGAAAACACCATAACGCTAATTCAAGCAAACGCATATCATTCAACATCTGCGCTCACCCCATGTACATCAAGAAAATAGGCAGCAAGAACAGCGCGACTAATTCTGCCGCGTTGTTGGCTCATGCCTAGTTTCTTTTTAGCGAAATCACGTATAAATGAAGCTCGCACAAAGTGCTTGCCATCGGTATACGCACCCGACTTACGATCATACTTAATCGTCATGCCCTAAACCCCTTTCAAATAGGATTTCAAATCCTATTTTGAGGGGTCTATATGCTATTTGTCAAGATACGACACGCCATCATAATTATCCATATGATCATCAATAGTTCTATAGATAGGGAAGATATCCTCAACCATACCGCTTGCCTTCAACCAAAAAGCTGCCATCTTTTTCTATTGGAATAGCTACTGGCTGTACACGCTTCCGGTCTATATAAATCAACCCAAAGCCTTGCTGCCAATTCATCGTTCCACGGGTGTAATGCGCCCTTGAAATGTCCATTAGATGTCCTACCTCAAAACCTGTAAGAACGCCTGTTAAAACGCCACCAGAGGCCGTAGAATAGGATGATATGCCCTGCCTATGGGTATGACCACAGACTACGCTTTTACCATGCCTTTTAGCAGCTTCTAGAGCTGTAAGGCCGCCCTGTGGCTTAGTGCTTTGCTCATCGCCATGAACCATTACCCATTCATCGTGGAACTGGTATGGCTTGGTGTGATAGGTAATTCCTAAATCATCTAAATGTAGGAACTTCTCTATGGTCAATTCAGGCAGACCAATCAGGCCAGGCAAGCGTTTGCTTAGTGAGTTGTAAAGCCTTGCTCCGTGATTGCTTCGGCTGAGATGTCGTACTTGAAGCTCGGCGAGGACATTGACAGTTTCGTCACGATCTCTGCCAATACTTCCTGACCACTCATCCCTACCGGTTGACCAGCGGCTAATTGTTTGGAAGTCAATTTCATCGCCCACACATAGAACGTCATCAGGTTTGTATTTTCTGATGAACTGTGCGACATTCTTAACTGCTTTCTTATCGTGAAAAGGTACTTGTAAGTCTGATATGACTACAATTCGCTTAATCGTCATCCTCATCTTCATCTTCGTATGGAGAATGATCAGGATTATTTATTACCCAATCGGGTAAACGCAGCTGTTCTTCAATGTACCAGCGCGCCCTATCTTCACCATATCCAGCACGGACTAAGGCTTCATAACATTCAACAATAGATGCAGCCCATATATCTATGGGTAGCAAAATGTCAGCCTTTGTTCTACGCGCAGCGGCTTCTTTCCGCTTACGCTTAGCGGCTTGTTCGCTTTTTGATATTTTTCTTGCGCTCATGAGTAAGCAATTCTAAGACCATTGATTCAAGTTTATCTATGCGCGACACGATATTTGATGCCTCAAGTATTGATGGCACTTCATGTCTAATAATGTATCTAAGTCCACCGACAATTAAGGCACAACAAGAAAGGATGGCAGCTACAAAGCCTGCCCATTCTGCCGGGCTCAACGCCGACCAAATGCCGTGTCGTTAGGGTTAAGCCACCTCAGTATTACTGGAAGGCTTGCTACTAACGCTGCATTTACAATTGCAGGTGCATCCCAGCCCACCGCTAAATAAGTTGCTATTCCTGCGGCTAAAAAGCTTCTTGCCCAGCTTGCTGCTACTGCCTTTGCTTGCTCCATTTAAGGGCTCTCCTGTCAATATAGGGATTTGAAACATACTGCCATCTGAATCGCCCTTAGCAGTAAAGCTAACATGGATGTGTGTCTTATGTGGATTTATGCCTGTGTATTTTCTCCACTTGTAGTTTTTCTTCCAACTGGCAATTTTGCTATTGAAGATAATGTAACTGATTCTCTTATCAAATCTGGCAAGTAGCCGTAACTGATCCGCAAGATCAAAGGCTTCAGCCGGGTTTGATTGCAGATTAGCGTTAATGTCAATGGCACGTACAATGCCTTCAGCAGTTGGATTGTGATCGGACTTACGCGCTGCATGACGTTGATCACCGAGCCACCCTTCAGGTGCAACTCTACTTCTATCGGGGAACGCATCATCTATTTGCTCGCGTAATTGCTGACCAGCTTTGCATAGTTTAGGCATATTAGTTATTTAGCACAATCCCTCAAGATTATGCTGAGGGCTTGCCTAGCGTAAGCCCTTCAGGGATCGGCTTGGAATAATCCCAGCGATAGATATAAGGCACTCCATCGCCATCATCGCGCAATTCAATTACAGCGTTGCGACCAATAAAATCATCATCAG